ACGGCAGGCTGAATGATTGCGTTGGATTGGCGTACTGCCCAATCTGCTGCTTTTGCGCGGCCTTTGCCGCCCATTGATTCTGGGCTAAATAATTTCTTTGTTAAATCTCCAGCAGTCGCGGCCCGTCCTGCTCGCTCAAACATTCCACGCCTACCCGGTCCTGCTTGTCCAGCAACATCTGCAATTGTTGTTGCGATGCCTCTAGTCATCTTTGCTGGCAGTTTTGCTGGCAAAGCAATAAATGTATTAGCGGCAGACCTAACAAAAGTATCAGGATCACCAACTGTGTACTCGCCGATTTTGCGAGATGCGGTTTGAATTGCCTCAATGCCAGTTTCAACGCCACCAGCAGTTTTAGCCACTCCTTTTGCAAGCGGAGCAACAACACCTTTCAAGGCTAATTCGCCTGCTTTTTGAGTAACCTTGCCAGTAGCTTTCCCGAATGCTTTTGTGACTGTATTTGTACCCGGCAATGAAAGCGGATTAGCTACATCAAAAAGCAAAGCAACATTTTCATTAATTTCTTCCTTCTTTAAACCAGATTCTTTTACTAGGTCTTCGTATGCCTTTTTAGCAAGTTCAGCTTCTTCTGGAGTCGCGCCTTGAGCTAATGCGGCAGCAGAAGCAAGTTTTTGTAATAATGGATTTTCTGCCAATAAACGAGCGGCATGATCGGGATTGTCTTCGTATACTTTTTGAGAGAACTGACGCATTCCCTCACGAAGCATATATTTTTCAAATCTTTCGTCTTTAGACCTGCCTAATAGTTTGTCAGTAATATCACTACCAAACATTGCAAACCTTACAGCAGCATCTGCTGCTTCTTGTGATCCCTCGGCAACTCCAACTGCTCCCGATCTCCAAGTATTGCCTGCTACCTTTAATGTTTTCTCCGCTTCTTCGGGAGATTGCGACATTGCATCAATCGGCTTTAAGATACCATTGTAAATAAATTCACCAGCACCAGTTCCAAGTTGTTTTGCAATATTTATTCCAGTAGGAATAAAAGTAGAGATTGCTTCAGATGCTTTTTGCGTAAATGGCTTTTCTTCTTCAGCATCAAATAAAATGCGTTCTTGATCACGGGACAGTTCTTGACCCGATTGCTTCATTTGTTGAAGCGTTCCTACATCTTTAATTTTTGCAGGACTATTATCTAACTCATCTTCAGGAGGTCGCCATTGTTGATTTAGATTTTTATCTAACTCATCTTCAGGAGGTTGCCAAGCCATATTATTTTTTAGTCCCAAAATCTCCGTTAAAATTATATCTTTGTCCAGATTTTAATTTTGACCACTCTTCTTGTGATTTAATTAAAATCGGTGCATTTTCTTGAATTGGTTGAAAATTAGTTTGTTTTTCAGTTTTTAACAAATTTTTTTCATGTGCTTCTAATTTACTTTGCACATCTGTTGCCCTTTTTTCTATATCTTCAAGAACTTTTAAATATTTTTCTTTGTGTAAATTCTTAACATCAAGACTGCCTTGAAGCGAAGTTAACATTTTAAGTTCAGCATCTGATAATGCACCAAGACTTCCTCCTGCCGCTTTTAAATCTACCAATTCTTGAAAACCAATAATTCCTTTTATAGTTTCGTTAAGTGATTCAACTGTACTAGCGTCAGTTGGAAATGGAAGTTTTGACAATAAATTTGCCATGCCTCCAACGCCGGGACTTACACCTCCAATAATTCCACGAATTTCAGAAATTGCTTTCTTTAATGTTTTTGCTCTATCAATTCCAACTTCAACTGTTTTAACTTGCTGCTCAACAGGCACAGCAGGAACATATGTATTAGTAAGAGTACCATCTTTATCAGTCACTTGTTTCATTACCATTCCTTTAGGAACTTGTTCCATTGGAGATGGTTCATCTTCTGTAATTCTTACATAATGCAAGCGTGTTCCCTTTTCGCCTTTTTCAATATCAATTGTAGCCTTAACGCCTAGTTGTTGCTCTAAAATCTTCTTTGCCATTCGCGCATCGGCAGCACTTTTAAATGGTCTTCCAGTTAATGAACTTTCAGCCCGATATCTATATTCTTCTTCAGTTTCCTGAATTGGTTCAGCAATCAATGTTTCTGAAGGCACGGCTTCAGGCAATGGTACTTCAACAGGTATTGCCTTTCTGATTGGTATTCCTTCCGCTCCAGATACAGGTACTGTTTCTAAAGTTTCTCCACCTACTACTGCTTTCCCAAGGCTTTCTGGATATGCATACTGTTCTTGTTCTGGAACTTTTACTGGAGCCAAGGAATATCCTTCTTCTTGTGTAGGAATAGGAGTAATGGCACTTATATTAGAAAAAATTCCTTGTTCTGAATCGGGTTTAGGAGCAATTACAGGTGGATTGCTTAACCCAGCTAAAGCACCTTCAATTCTTTTAACAGAACCTGAAAGCCTCTTGTAATTCATTAAAGCCTCTTCAGGAATCGCGCCAAGACTTGCAAGTCGCTCAAGTTCTTGAATATTGTTTTCCTTTAAGGCTTTTTCTGCTTCCCATTTTACTGATGTCGGGAATGAACTAACAAGTTTTTGTTTTGCTTCATCAAGAGATTTTTGCCTGTCTTGTAAAGCAACTTCAACTTTTTGTTCTTTTGATTGAGTAGCAGAAGATACATCGGTAGATGGAGTGATTTGTTCAGAAACAGATGTATTTTCAGAAGGAATTTCTTCTGGTTTTTTATTAAGATTTGGCCTATAATAATCACCCCAGTTTATTTCACCAGACTCAACAGCATCGGTATCTTCTTTATCTTTTATATCTTCATTTTTTGCTGTTGCTGCTTGGACTTGTTGACCAAGCAAATTTAACCTTGCTTGCTTTATAAGTTTTTCTTCTTCTGTTGGAGTGGCTTTAATTTGAGCAAGATGAACATCTCGTAAATATTTAAGTGCTTCATCATCTTTTTTCTCTTCGCGTTCACGCTTACTTACATAAGCAGTAGTAATCCCTTGAAGTGCAGCACCTACACCCTTATTTACTCCTTCAATCGCGCCAAGACCTACCAATTCTTCTCCTGATGAACGAATCTGAAATGGCTTATCTTCTTTGAACGATAGTGCCGTGTGCTGAATGCTCGCAACGGGACGCATCCCAGCAAGCGGAGATTCGCTGCGGATTGTCGCAAATTGCGGTGAAAAAGAGTAGGATTCTGATGCCATATTACATTCCTCCGAATTGTAGCCCGGATGCGGTTGGTAAAGCGAAACGATTAGTTGATTGTTGAGTGCCTCCGGTTCCTACATTGGATGCCATTGCTTGAGGAATACCCATCTGTCCTGCGGCGGGTGCATTCGTCGCAGCGGGACCAGCAACGCCAGCAGTACCTCCTGCTGCGGCGATCTTTTGTTGTTGTGCGGTTTCCATGCTGTAACCAGAACCACCGACAGAAGTCTGTCTAGAATTTTGTGCAGCTTGCTGATCAAGTCGTTGTTGATTCTCTGCCATAGATTGAAAGTTCTTTTGAAGGTTGCTTTCTGAAGAGCGACGAAAATCTGCGGCTTTTTGGTTTTCAGATTGAATAGCTTGCTGACGCTCACGCTCGGCTTTCTCTGCGGCAAGACGCTTCTGCTCTGACTCTGCGGATTTTCGAGCGGCATCCATTTGCGCTTGCATTTTTGCTTGTTGTTTGGCTTGAAAATCATTTTTAGATGAGCTTGCTCCGCTATCATAACTAGATTTTCTTTCTCCCCCACCTCGTCCACCCATAATTATGTACCTCCAAATTGAAGTCCAGTTGTTTTAGGTAACGCAAACGCATTGCTTGCTGTTGGTTTATTAGCTTCCGTAGTTGGAATGTTTGGAGCAGCACCAAGATCAACAAGTGCTTTTTTTCGTGCAGATGCCATATCGTAACCCCCTCCAGTTGCAGCAGTACCTGCCGCCATTTGAGCTTGCCGCTCTTGCTCTAATTTGTTCTGATCAGAAATTTGTTGAATATTAGAAAGAGCAGATAATTCTTGTTGAGCCTTTGATTCTTGCTCGCGACGAAGTTGCTGTGCGGCAGCATTTTGAGATTCAATCGCTGCGCTCCTCTGTTGTTCCTCTAATCGCTTTTGCTCGGCGGCATATGCAGCTTGTTGCTCTTGATACATTTGCATTTGTTGCGCCATCTGCTGATTAAACATGGCTTGTTGCATTTTCATTTCTTGCTCTCGCAATGCTTGATCTGCTTTTATTTGACTTTTACTGGGTCCGCCTGATCCTCCCATATGATTATTCCTTTCGTTTTGTTATTTTATACCCCGCCAAATTTAATGCTTGACATATCGGGCATTTGAAAAGTATTTGCCGCAACATTTTTTGCTGTTGTAGTTGCTGGTTTATAAATATATTCAGTTGGCATATCAGAAGGTGCAGTTGTATCATCAACTGGTTTTTGTGCAAGTGCAGTTGTTGCTGGTGATACTGCTGTAGATTGAGTAACTTGAGCGGGAGCAGAAGTCGCAGTCGAATAAATATCTTTTTGAGTACGCAAGTTTGCCAATTTAGCTTGTTGTTGCTGACGCATATTTGCCAACATTTGTTGTTGTTGTGCAAAATATTGAGGATCACGGCTCAACCCTTTTGTCATTGGAGTATATGAACTTTGTTTTGGATTCAACCAATTCATTAATGGACCACCAAAGTTTTTATCCCATGTCCCAACTGGTTTTCCGCTCCCCGGCAAAACATTTAATGGGTCCATTATATTTAATGGATCAATTACTTTTCTTGCACTTTTAACAAATTTAGAATTCCCAAGGTTAAAGGGATCAACAACTTTAGTTACAACTTTTCCAAATGATGAGCCACCCATAATTATAATCCTATATTTGATCTAGCCTCCAAGCAAAGCTCCGATCCGGGTTCAAACAATCTACACGCCTGTGGACGGCAATTATAAACAGAACACTTAACATTAGTGCCTACTTCTCCTTCCAAAGCAACGCATCTGTTATTTTCTGTCTTCATTAGCGGGTAATCAGTTCGTTGCATTTCAATAGGAATGCCAGTTGCGTCTGATCGATCTTTTTTGAAGATCGGCCATGACCACTTGAAACTGCAACACGCTCCACATTTTTCGCAATCATAGTTTGTCACATTCCGTACATTTTACCAACGCCACCAATTGCGCTACTAGCTAAAGTTTTTCCAGCATTTGCCCAAGCATCGTAGACTGCATTCTCTCCAGAACTGCGAAGCTGAAATGGCATATTCGGCATGAAATTCAATCCTTCTTTTTGATTTTTCTGAAGCATTTCAAGCATCTTCAAATATTTTTCTGCCTGATCCTGACTTTGCATTGCATTCGACTCGGAAGTATTTAAATTAATGCCTTTAATTCCCTCCGCAAATGCTCCAAGACCTTGCGCTATCCTTTGGTTTTGCGCTTGAGTGCGATCAAATGCCTGCAAGTCTGCGGCGGTTGCTTGCGTTGCTTTAGGGACTGTCCCTGCGGCAAATTGCGATTCGCCAATTTTATTTGTGGCTGGTGCTGATCCTCCCATATTATTTGTTCTCCTTCCATTCTACTGGTCGAAATCCCAAGTCTGGGATTACGATGTCCTCGTAGGGTGCTAAATGTGAAATGTTGCTAATCGTAGCTTTTAACTTCGGGCAATGCACATGACTTCCTTGATGCCGATCTACGCAATTCAAGCAGGTCGGATAGAAGTCGGCATTCTGTGATTTATCTGGGTTGTTTCCCCAATGCTTTGCGATTGTGTGGATGTTGATCCGTTCCACATATCGTGTTGGATCAGGCTCGACATTGTTATCGATCAAATACTGAAAGATGTCGCGATCAGTCCATCCATGCATGGGGTATAATGACACAGGACTGCCCTCTGCGTAGCGAATTTCTTGCGACAATGGTACATGACCCTTGATCAAATCTGTGTCGCTATTTTTGGTTCCAATCCACACCGATTCCCAAGGCCAATTGAAAGTTCCAGTCGGGCGTTTCAAGAAATCATCCACGCCACACATGAACTTCTCTCCTTCTCTCGGACGCTCGGTTCCTAACGAAAGCACAACTGCTTTGGTTCCCCATTGAAAGTAGTGAAGGAGATCAAATCGAACCTCGCCAGTCTCGGTGTCAGGCCCGTCTGCAAGTGCATATCGACTAGCCGGGTACTCGTAAACAGTCAAATCCCACTCCTTAATCAATCGATCAGAATAAGCATATCGTTCACGAAATTTCGGTTGGCGGAACTGGATGACAGGAATGTCAATTCCAGCTTTAAAACGAAGCAAATGAAGCATTGCGGTTGAGTCTTTGCCGCCACTCCACAAAACAACAGAATTGGGCCAATTTTTAGCCCACAATTTTGCTTTCTCAATCGTGTTTTCGACAAGTTTCGTCATATGATAATTGCCGCCGCACCAATCGCCGCGCCACCAATTCCTGCGCCTGCGCCTATTAATGCGCCTGTCCTTTGGTTTTGACCTTGCGCTTTCTGCGATGCGGCATCGTAAAGAGATTGTTCGTATGCCTGACGATTAGCCCTAGAGGTCTGTTGCAGGTTTAAAATCTCACCCATGTTTTTCGAGAGGTAGTCAAAAGCATTCTGTTTGGCTTGACCAAGACCTTCGCCCATTGATTGCGCCCCAGCAAAAATGTTTTTTTGCCAGTCTTGCATTGCGCCAAGGTTTGCTGCTTCTGATGCCATCCTGCCACCGATCAATGCGCCGGGGTCTAAACCTCCAGATGGTGCTTGTTGTGAATTTACAAATCCTTGACGAAGCGAAATATTTTCGAGCAAGCGTTTTCTTCCTTCTTCGGTAGAAATATCTGCAAGAGCAGAACGACCAAAAGTGCTGGATGGATCGACGCCTGTGGCGTAAGATGCAGCAATGCCCTTGCTTTGCAACCATTCATCCATTAAATTTTTAAAAGCAGGAGCAGAGGTCGCTTGCTCAATCTGCTCTGGCAACTGGTAACGCATACGAGCAGTAGCTGGGGATGTAATTTGCTCATATTGACGAGAACGAGCAAGGTTAGACATTCCAAGTTCTCCTGCTTGCCGAGATGTCTGCTCGGCATCAAAAGACTGCATTAAAGGCTGGGTCTTTGAATAAAGGTCAAATAGTTGTCCACGGGTCTGGATATCAGCAATTTGACCTTCTAAAGCACCACGCCCCATTTCTTGTTTTTGAGATAATAAAGCACCTTCCTGACTCATGTCAGGTCTGCTCATATATCTTCCTGCGTCAACTGATGCTACACCTCCCATAAATTATTCCTTTCGTTTGATGTAATAAACTTCTCTATGCAATCTTTCCATTCCAAGTTTTTCCATAATTTCATTAGTAAATGTTATTCTTTTATCTTGCAATGGCACTCCGACATAGCCCGGACCACCAGTTAATTGATTGTAAACTCTCCAGTCGTGCATCACTTGTACTACATCTCTTGGAGATGTAAAGTCAGGATGGAAAGCTGGATAGATTGTCGGAATAAACACATGGTCACTATATCCAACCAGTTTATTTTCTTTATAATGACCATAAACATTAATCTGTGGATGATCTACGACTTTATGATCAAATGTTTCTGCAAAATCAACTAGTTCAAGAAACTCTCCTGAATCTTTTGGAATTAATTTATATTCGATTGGTGATCTCATTTAATAGATATTTTTAGTCAAGCCTGCTTGATAATACAATTTACCATTTATCACAATAGATTTTGAAATTCCATAATCTTCAAGAGATGCAGAAAATAATTTTGGAGTTGGGATGAAAGTATTTATTGGCAATGTGAACGGAGATATATTTACCTCTGATGCTACCCGATCAATACGATTAAATACACTAATACTTCCAGCACCAGTATTCCCGGCAAACATCAATCCAATAATTTTTCTTACCCCACCAATATCTGCCATAACGCACGATCCAGAGTCTCCTCCCGCCATTGGTGATGTATTTAAAGGAGTTTGCATTATGATTTGATCTGAAAATGAAAATACTCCTTCAGAGTATGAAACATTAACAGTAGCACCAATGCCAGTTATATTTATTTTACATTCACCAGTTCCCCAACCAATTGGTCCAGATGTTCTGCCCGTGCAATATACAGTTGGATTAGTTGAAAGCAAATTATTCAATTCTGCTGTTGTCGCAAAAGGCATTGATGATGGATATGTTGTTTGGTTTATTGGTTGCCAAACCTGATATGAGTTATCATCAATATATTCTGGTCTTGGAATAATTAATGAACAATCAACATAATTTGTTCCATTTTTGTACAAAGGAATATATTTTTTAATTTTATCAAACGGCAAAGCAATATTAAACATCATTCCAGTATTACTAGAATTAATAGATGCAGATGGGAAATAAGAGTTATTATCAACCCATGTTCGTTTTTCTGAAATATTGTATGGGTCATTTATTTCAGACTCAATATTACGCTCACTAGCTATTGTTAATTTATTTATAATAACATGGGCATTTGTAACACCAACAACCCTATCATCTGTATTATCTTTAGCAAAAAATCCAAGAGTTCCAACAGTATAGCCAGATAGAGTCCACGCAGTAGGGAATTCAGATATTTGCATTCCTCCTTTAAATGCAACAGGAAGACTTGGAAACAATCTTAATCTTTCTACATTTTGATCTCCTGCTGGATAACAACTTAATGCTTTTAAATCAAAAATTTTAATAACATCAGTTGCAATTGTTGCTCCATCAATTTCTATGTTTTTTGGCAAGATTTTGTCTTTTGGTATATCAGATTCTGATTTTTTTTCATCAACACCAAAAACAAGCGATATTTCATCAGTTCTAATTCCATTGCGTGTTTTATATCCAATAAAAACACTATTAACACCAGATTCAATATTGGATTTGTAAATCTCCTGAATTTGTTCTTTTATTGATTGATTCAGCATAATAATTACTCCCAATTTACAAACAAAACATAAATACTTGCTGGAGGAGGAGGAGGAGGAGGAGGAGGAGGAGGAGGAATGTTTTCTGGCGCAAACCCAACTTCAATTTCAAAATCGCTATATGAAGTAATATTTTTGAACTGTGACGCAACTTGATCCAAAACATCTTGACGATCATTGTATGTTCCACATAACGCACACGGCAAGCAATTATTTTGATTTTTCTCAAAAGGAATTGACGAATATACAGGAACCAAAAATTCATCCGCAAACGGAGAAATAAACTTGTTCGGAAAATTCGTCAATTTAATTTTTGCTTTATCGATACTTGGCATATTAACAAGGATTGTTTGCCTTGAATTCTTGAGCGGCATTTGTTGCGGCTTGCTCGGCTAATTTGCCAGCTTCTTCTTTGGCGTGAGAATATGAAATAGTAGATATAAACGATGCGCCTGCTGTCGCAGAGACTGAATTTGTACTATTATTGCATTGAAGTGACACAGTTTTGTAAACTTTTGCACTCCATGTTTGTGGATTATACAAAACATTTTCATATGGACTAGGATCAAGATCGACAGTAAAATTCTGTCCATTTTGACCAACTACACATGATTTTGTTTCGCTTACTTGAGGTATTCCTGTTGCTTTCTCGCTCCAAGGATCAATAAATAAACGCACAATTTCAATGCCCATTTCCCCACACCATTCAATTAAAATTGAAAATGCTTTATCTACATCGTTTGTAAGAGAACTTTCGCAAGTTTCATAAGTTGAACTTCTATTTGCTGATTCAGTAATTAATCTCCGATATTGTGTATTTAAAAGAGAAACATTGTTAATTTGTTCCTCAAATGAAGTTCCTTTATATTGCCACTCATTCGTAACCGCTAAAATTCTTTGATTTAAAATTTGCAAATACCTTCCCTTGCTTCCTTTATAACTTACTTTTAAATCAACTGTCCCTCCGATTTCGCAAGCATCAATTTCTGAATAAATAAACTGCTTTAAATCCATAGAATCACCAAGCAATGGAGTTTCTAATTGGCAGTAAATCCTATTATACAAATTAGTTGTTGATCCATCAGGATTGATTTTTAAATAAGTGTCGTATCGTTCAGGTTGGAATGATTCCCAAAGATGGTTATAAGAACCATCAGCAGTCGGAGCATAATCAATTGAAAATTGAAAACATCGATTTTGATTGTCAATTTTTCCAGTTGCCCATTGTACTGGACGAGTTCCTGTCCAGACTCCTGCCCATGCTGGTTGCCGTCCTCCACCCCATTCTGCCGCAGGAGCGTAGTCCATAACCATTGTATCAGTATTTAACTTTGACAGGTATGGAACGGAATACATTAAATAGTTTTCAAAAGAAACAGCACAAATATTAGATGGATCGCCATCCATGAGTTGCTTGGTTCTTGCCATTTCAATGTCTTTAAAAAGAACTTGAGAAGACAAATAACTTGCGGAAGCAATATCTGCTGCAACTAAACCACCATCAGAATACCACCATAATTGTCCAGCTTGAAATGCTATTGACCTACTTGAAACACACCCAATTGTTGGGTAAAGAGTGTTTTGGAAATTAGCAGTTGTAGCCCATTGTGTTCGATCTAAAATGCCACTTGCAAGCGAGTATGTAGACCTATCTGTAAATATGATAAGCCTAGTTGAAGTATCTTGCCCAACATAAGAAACAAGACCTGTTATAGGTCGAATAAATGTAAAATCTCCTCGTCCAGTCCCTGTTTTTCTTTCGTCCCAAGATGTCGGATCGCCAAGGTCTGAAGCTAAAATAATATTTTTGCTTGCAATCCACATTCTGTTTCCAGAATATGACATATGTGTTCCGATAGGAATGATTGAATCTTGGGTTCCAGTTTTATTACTGCCATCCCACCAACTAGCAGAAGATAAACCATCTTGCATCATTACAATTGTATGAGCAGGAGTAACCAATTCATTTTCTGAAGTTGTTAAATTTGCTGTTTTTGTAGCTAAAGCAAAAGTGATGTTTTCAACATCCTTGTCAAACTTGATACTTGTTAGCTTGAAATCATTCCAGTTTTTAGGTTGAACCAATGGGAATGGAGAATAATAAACAGAACCATTGACCGCAAAAACAATGTAGCTTAATTCTTGAGCAATTACTCCTTCTCCATTCACATCAAAAATTTTAGCAGGAACTACAGTCGTGACTCCATTTTCTTCTCGGCTAAATGATGCTTCTTTTTGTTTGTTTGCCTGAAATATAATTCCTCCTTGAAGGTTTCCGGGCGGAAGGCTTAACTGCATTTTGTGTCCGGGTCTAGTCTGTGCAATGCCACCACGAATAGACAAATTAACACCCCATTTAAATTGATTCTCTGGCAAAGCCCAAGGATTCCGTACCGAATTGACTCCTTGCGTCCACCCAGTAGAAACTTTTTGCAGTCTACCTGTTGTGATGTTATCGCTTTTCATTAAAACATCACGGGTTCTTCGCCATCTGCATAAACTAAATTTTGGATTTGTGGAGGCTGAAATGCGTGACCATCAAGATGTTCTTGCTGATTTTTTAAATAGTTGAATGCAACACCCCAATATCGAACTGCTTGATCTGCAAAGTCTTTATCTTCCAAGTCACAAGCGTGAACAGCAGTAATAATTGATCTTTCATGCTCAATAGGAATATAATCTTGCATGGATGTGACTGTTGGAGGAGTTAATCGATAAGCGATTCTTGCCCAAGCACATTTTTTGCCAATGCGAATCCTGCGGTAGCTGGGATTAATTTCGTCTGGGTGATACTGACCAATTAAAGTCATATCATTGCTGCGTCCGTAATCAAATGCGTACAGAGAAACATATCCATCAGTTTTTGGTTTTTCAATATTTGAAATACTTTTGACTAAAACTGGACCTTGGATGCTATCAACAAAAAATTTAGAAGTGGTTTTATTACCGCTTGTCAAATATTTAACTCTTCCATTTGTAGAAGACAAATTTTTTGAATTTGCAAGCGTATCATATAACTCAAATTCATCCGCATCAATTTTGCGAACATAATATAATGTCCCTGCAACTAGCCCATTTGGAAGCACATCGTTTTCTTCTGCTCGTACTGAAATTTTATCTCCAGTTTCATATAGGCAAGCAGGCGCATAAATACTTGTCGAAGGTTGAACAATCATCTCTCGCAGGATGTCCATTGTCAATCGACCTGTTCCCGGAGTTGTAATTGAAATAAGTGTTCCGCCTTGATAAACCTTTACTCGATTCCCAAACAATTTTACTGTGTAATTTGTTCCAGAAACAAGCGGGTTTGGCAATGTTCCAGACGAGTTAAAATTAACAATTTCATCACCAGAAATAAATTCAATATTGTCTGGTTCGATTAAATTGTCATAGACAGTAGGAGTTACTGTAAATCGAATTCCAAAATACGCTTGACCAGTTCCAAATGCAGTAGCGACAACTTGTCCGGTTGTTCCTGCATTAATTGCATCATTTTCAGTTAAATATACTTTTGCAGATTTATCTGTAAATTTTTTAAACCAAAATTTCGTTACTCCATTGTCAATTGTTGGAGAAGTTGTTGGTAATGAAAAATCTGTTCCAAAATAAAAGCCTTGTACATCTGGCAGAGAAGCATAATCTCCTATCCAGTTCCCAGTAAAACTCACTCCAAAAGTTCTGGAAAGAACAACATAAAGCGTTCCAGAACCAGATGATTTTATATCTATATCAGAATAATCAGTTCCTTTAACTGTAAATGTATTAGAAGCTGGATTCTCTGCTCTATATGCGGTTCCTGCAATTAAAGGTTGTGGCAATGTGCCTGTAGATTGAAACTCAATAAACACACCAGTAGATGGAGTAATAGTAACATTAGGAGCAGAAGTATATCCGCTGCCTTGAGTGATAATATCAATTGATGTTACTTGACCTCCTGCAATATTTGCTTTTGCCGTTGCTCCGGTTCCGCCTCCACCTTCAATTTTAACTTGTGGAGCTATTGTGTATCCAGAACCTCCAGAGTTTTTAGTAAATCGAGAAATAAATGATGTTGTAATTGATGCAGTTGCTGACGCTTGATTGCCAGCAGCAACTGCTGACGCAGTAATATTCCCAGTTGCATTAGGCAAATCAGAAGAAACAGAATAACGAAAATTTGTGCTATCTATCAGAGTTATTGTTTTTACACCATTGTAATCATTAGGAAATGCCCCGCTTATCAATACTTGCGAATTATTTGCAAACCCATGCGGAACAGCAGTAGTTACTGTTGCTTGAAGTGATCCAGATGGTGCGGTTGTAATATTTGTCACAGCATATCCAGCAGTTGTTGGAGGATCAATTATTACAGTTGGTGGAGATGAATATCCTGCTCCGGGGTCTGTAATAATTACTTCAGATATAGTATTAGTTATTGTATTTCTAATAGCATATCCTTTTGCTGTTTCATATTGTTGTCCACTTGGAGCAACGGGAGGATCACTAAAAGTAACTTTTGGTTCTGTTGTATATCCAGAGCCAGATGCTGAAACGCGAACACCAGTAACGCTTCCAACTGGAACAGCAGTAAATTGCGCTCCTAAACCAGATGGGGTTGGGATAGAAAGACCGGGCGCAGTAATTTGATTTGAAGTGCCAACAACCGAAGTAGCTGGAATAAGTTTTACTAAAGAAACTAATCCTGTTGGTGGTGTCGTGCATACAATCGGATTTACAAATGATGTTGTATTAGAATTTTCTGCATCATATTTATTTTCATGTAATGTTATTGTTTTGGAATCAATAACATTAACATAATAATTTTTATTCAAAATTAATGGTTTCGGGAGGACTCCTCCTGAAGTAAATGCAACAACTTGATCTCCATCTAAAAATAAATGAGGAACTTCAAAGGTTAATTTTGTTTCAGGAGCAATTTCTTTTCTTACATCTACATTAATAGGGGATAATATTCCTGTAATGTAGATTTCATCATAATTATTTTTTGCATTATCTTCTGTTTTGAAAATTTGCAGATTTGTAGAATCTAAAAGATTTCCAAAATAAGTTGTTTTAGACTTTAAAGGAACAGGCAATGTTTGATTTTCGGGAAATACAATTGGATTTGCATTTGAAATGCCAATCGTAGGAGCTTCAGAAAAACGAAGTGCAGTTACAACTCTGCTTGCTCTCTCATCAAGGAATTTTAATGGACCAGAATCAACTATAGATTGTAAAGAAATCGGATAATCTCCAGATTGTGCATTAAGCGAATCATTAAAAATTTTGATTGTCAAAGCATCAATCACTCCAATGTAATATATTTTCCCGTCCGAGAGAGGCACAGGAATTGTTCCTGTGATTGGAGTAATGCTCATCGCTTGCCCAGAATTTAATTGATGAGGACTTGCCGATTTAAATGACTGAATCGGCGTAATGCTAACTTCGCGAGTTGCAATATTTGAGTCAGATGGCGAGATTGTGCCAAAGGCAAAGTCGGAAGGAGAATTAATTGGGATTAACAATCCATCAACACCAGTACCATCGGCCAATTGACTGCGGATCGGACGATTCGTGTCGTTAGTGCCAACAACTCGGATGACCTTGCCTACATCGTTGGAGGATTCAGCAATAGCTACCAACTCGGAAGGCTGAATGATCTCCATTAAAGTCGCCACATAGCCTCGATCATCCCATGCCCATTCGACGGGATTAAACATTCCGCCTTTGTTTACATGATACTGGAAAAGACGATTTCGGAAGTATGTAGGACTGCCATCTACATTGACCGCAAGCGGCACAGAAACGCCGCGAGGAAGCGCAATGGAGCAACCATCCCACCCTGTGCAGACATCGACCTCGGCAGTCGATTGCATCCAATGCCCAGACTCCATTAGAGTTTGGACTGCCTGCGAAATTTTTCGGAAAACCTTTGGCTTATCAGTTGTTCCTAAAATCTCCGCACATTCCTCGAAAATCTGGGAAACAAACATGATTATACAGCACCACGGGAGAGTTCTTGAGCGAAAGCGGCAAGATCAGCATCTTCAGTCTCGCCGGGAGTTGCAGCAACAGGCATCTCGCCTTCCCCCGCGCCTGCGGCTTGCTGTTCCACTTGAACTGCTAGAGCATCGATAGCCTCTGCCAATTGCACTACAATGCCGTGTAATTGGTCGAAAGTCGATTTAGGGATGGACATCATTACCTCACCGCCTTCGGGAGCGGCAGGCGGCATTGGTGCATCGGTCATAGCCTCTACAGGCATTGGGTTGTCTTGTTTTTTCATAAATTAGTCTTCTTCTTCTTCGCTTCCACCAATTTCAATTTCGATTTTGGTTTTTGGCTTTTCTTCAGCTTCCTCAAGTCCATTTTCAATGGCATCCTCGTCATCCATTTCTTCTTGCATCTCACCAGACTCTTCAGAATCTTCAGGTTTAATGCCACAAATACAAAGCTCCACGCAATGACGCTTTTCGGTTTTTCCATCACGCATCATGGTTTCTTCTTTCTCCATGATTTTTTTAAAGTAAATCATGGCAGTTCCTTCTTTTGGCAAGCCCTTCAATGCTTCGGCATTCTCAAAATACAACGATGGATAATGATATTCATTTTTTGGCATTTCCATCTCCATAGAAATTGGTTTTATTGGTTCACCAAGGTCTTCAAACCCGGATGGAAGATCGTATTTTTCTTTTGAGTATGGCATTTTATTTTGCTTCTAGTTTTTCTACTTTTTCAGATAGTTCTTGAACTGCTTTTATTAGAGGAGCGATAAATTCATTATAGCCAATAGTCATTGCCTGATCGCCACCTTTTATTGTGTGATCTTGAAAACCACCAAAGTCAATACCACTTTCTTCAATAACTGATTTTACTTGTTGAGCTAATACACCATGATGAAAACGGATTCTTTTTTTACTTCCATCTTTTACGATGTTAGACAGTTTACTTGCTTCCCTCCATTCATCCATTTTTTTGTTGTAATCTTCAACATCTTGATTGAATTTTTCAAAATCTTTCAAGTATTGTTGATGCTCAATATTGTATTTGTTAATATCATTTTCAGCATCACTAGACTTAATAGGCTCAATTGGAGGATTAGGATACTTTAAATCAGGAGGAAGAACACGATAATCTTCTCGGTAATCCCACCTGTAATCAACGGGACGAATTTTTTTAATAAAATCTAATCCTAAAATAGTATCACGAATGTCAGATTTATCTCGTTCATCGGACCAAGCATTAGGTTGACAGGTAACAGTTGTAACATTAGAATCACCAATCCTAACTTGATTATTTGTAGTTGGTTGAGCGTTATATCCAATTGATGTAGTATTGGTTGGATTTATTGCAATATTTGATGCTAAATATCCCAATGCGGTATTATTTGAACCAGTTGTAAAAGAATTTAAAGCAAAATCACCAATAGCAGTATTCCCGCTTTGTGCAGCATTATTAAACAACGCAAATCTTCCAACTGAAACATTGTTGCTTCCTGTTAAATTATTATATTGAGAACCATATCCAACTGCTGTGTTAGATACTCCAGTTGTATTTTTGTTAAGAGAAAAACTCCCAAAAGCATTATTTTGAAACCCAGTTGTATTAGCATATAATGATTCATTACCAAAAGCATTATTTTCTGATGCTGTTGTATTTAATCTTAAAGCAGAATAACCAACAGCAGTATTTAAACCACCAGTAGAATTATCCGCTAATGCAGCAAGTCCAACGGCTACATTGCTATGCCCTGTTGTGTTTGAAAATAATGCATTTCTACCTAATGTAGAATTAGAATATCCTGTTGTATTTAAAGCTAAAGAATTTGATCCAACTGCTGTATTGTTTGGGCCAGTTGTATTCTTTAATAAAGCTACATGACCAACCGCAACATTATTATCACCAGTTGTGTTTTCATTTAATGACTGAACTCCAATACATACATTATAAGATGATGTTTTATTTTTAAATAACGCCTGCGCTCCTATAGCAACATTTTGATTTCCAGTAACATTTTCAAGCATTGCCTCAAGCCCAAGTGCTGTGTTTGCTGATCCTTGAGTATTTTTAAACATTGATCCATGCCCAATACTTGTGTTTTGCGTTCCAGTTGTATTGTTTGGCAAAGACACATTTCCTACTGCGACATTGTATACTCCTGTTGTATTAAAATACATTGACTGAACTCCAACTGCAACATTACTTGATCCGCTTGTATTTGAAGCTAATGCAGATGAGCCAACTGCCGTATTATTAGAATTGCTGCCTCCTCCTCTTGAAATAGGAATCAAATTAAAAGAAGATGCATTAATGTTTGCAGCAGAATCGCGAAGTGCAATAGTATTTGCTGTACTGCTGCTTGTTGCACTTGTTCGTGAATTTGACAAAGTTCCAGATGTAATATTAGAAGCATTTGTTGTATCAATAAGTGCTGAAGCGGAAAGCCCGGTAATTACATTTGGAGTTGCTTTTGTTAATGGCATAATAGTTAATTTAGTTTATTTTTCCTTCAAGAATAACAATTTTATTTTCTAGTTCTTGATTCTTTTTTGAAAGCTCTTGAATTGCTTTAATCATCGGCCCAATAAATTCATTATATCCAATAGTCATTGCTTCTTCCCATCCTTTAATAGAATGATCTTGGAAACCACCAAAATCAATTCCTGTTTCTTGAATTACCTGCTGAAGTTGTTGAGCAAGAACTCCATGATGGTATCGAGTTCTTTTTTTGCTACCATCTTTTATAATATTGCAAAGTTTATTTTGTTCTTTCCAATCACCTATGGCTTGATTAAATAAGTCATCATTTTCAAAGTCATTCCTATTAGGAATTTGTGTGCGATAATCTTCTCGGAAATCCCACTTATAGTCAACTGGGCGAATTTTATTTATGAAATCAAGTCCAAGAATTGTATCTCTAATATCTTCCTTGTCTCTTTGGTCTGACCAAGCATTAGGTTGACAAGTAACAGTTGTAACATTAGAGTCTCCAATTCTTACGGAGTTACTAACTGTTGCCGTTGTATTTGCTCCAATATATGTTACATTTGATCCATTTGTAATAAGTGCGCCAGCTCTATATCCTAATGCAGAGTTATTTGTTCCAATATTATTGCTATTTAATGCTTGGTATCCAACTGCTGTATTGTTTGATGTTGTTTGATTTGAGTATCCACTTTCATCACCAATATATGTATTGTAATTGCCAGTGGTGTTTTGATTTCCAGCTACAACACCGATTGCAGTATTGCTAACGCCAATTGTATTGTTATACATCGTTTGCGCTCCAACTGCGGCATTCCTATCTCCAGTTGTGTTTTCATGTAATACAGAATCTCCAATAGCAGTATTAAATGAAGCTGTATTTTTAAACAATGTTTCAACACCTATTGCAGTATTGCTTCCTCCTGTTAAATTTGCTTTTAATGCACTATGTCCAATAGCAGTATTTGCACTGCCAGCAGTTGTAAGAGTTAATGCTTGAACTCCAATTGCTGTATTTTTGGTTCCAATAGAAGCATTAAGCAATGATTGCGCTCCAATTGCAATGTTTTGACTTGCAGCAGTAGCAAGACCCATTGCTTCAAGGCCAATAGCAATGTTTGCAGTTCCTGTTAGGTTTTCAGACATTGCATTATAACCAATAGCTGTATTCTGAACTCCTCCAGTATTTTTAAGCAAAGAAGCATATCCAACTGCAAGATTTTGAGTTCCAGTTGTATTGTCTTTCAATGCATCTGGTCCAATTCTTACATTCGATGATATATTCGATCCACCTTTGCCAATATCAACTCCATTAATTTCTGAATCGGCTCCTGCTAAAATATAAGTTCCAGCACGAATAAAACCAGTTGCACCAATGTTTCCAGAGGTTGTTATATCGCTTCCTGCTTGAATAAGACCACCGCAAACAATAAAGCCTGTAGCACCAATGCTTCCAGATGTTGTTATATCGCTTCCTGCTTGAATAAGACCACCGCAAACAATAAAGCCTGTAGCACCAATGTTTCCAGAGGTTGTTATATCACCTGCGGCAGTAACTATTCCAAGAGAAGATAATTGCGCTCCAGCTTGAATGATGCCACTTGCGCCAGTTACAATGTTTCCTTCAACAACAAGTTTTTGCGCTGGATTAGTTACTCCGATTCCAACATTTCCATCACTATAATAAATATTGGTTCCATTTGTAGACCATTGCGTCCCTGCGCCAGTTGCTCCGGTCAGTCCTGTTGCGCCTTGAGTTCCAGTCGCTCCAGTTAATCCTGTTACTCCAGTAGAACCACGAACTCCAGTTGCTCCTATCGTTCCAACTCCAGTTGCTCCTATCGTTCCAACTCCAGTTGCTCCGGTCAATCCAGTTGCTCCTTGAACTCCAGTCGCTCCTGTCGAACCAACTCCAGTTGCTCCAATAGGTCCGGGCGATCCAGAAAGAGATACACTCCAACTACTAAATGTTCCAGAACCAGTAATAGATGTAATATTAACAACTAATGCGCCAGTTCCGCTATTGTAGCTTGTAATATTTCCTTCCATTTTATTAGAAGAAGTATTTGCAACAATTACACTTTGCCCAATGCTTAAAGCCAAAGATGTTCCAACAGTCAATGTTTTGCTACCAAGACCAATGGTTAGTGATGTTGATGATGTAGTTGTATATTTATCTCCAGCAACACCAGTTGCCCCAGTTGCCCCAGTTGGTCCTCCAGAAGGTCCGGTAGCACCAACAAGACCAGTCGCTCCTGTCGATCCAACGCCAGTTGCTCCAGCAGGACCAGTTGCTCCATCAGGACCAGTAGAACCAGTAGAACCAGATGCGCCAGTAGCTCCAACAATTCCTAAACCAGTTGCTCCTTGTAAACCTGTGGACCCAATTAATCCAATTCCTGTTGCGCCTTGTAAACCTGTTGCGCCTTGTAAACCTGTTGCCCCTACTTGTCCTACAATTCCAGTTGCTCCAGTCAAACCAGTTGCTCCCGTTGCTCCAATTGGACCACCACTAGGACCAGTCGCTCCAGCAGGACCAGTCGCTCCTGTAGCACCCTCTGATTTTGATTCAAGTTGAACTATTGTAATAAAACTTCCAGATGGGACAGGAGAAGAAAGCGTCAGAGTTGCAGGAACGCTTGATCCCATTGTATAATTAATAGGGTCTTGAACAACACCATCAATATAAACTATGTATCCATTTGGATTTAATGCGGAAGCACCAGACAAAGGAAATGTGGTTTGACCACTACCAGCAAATCCCCATCGCATAAATTCAGTATGGATATCTATAGTGTCATTAAAAACACGCAATAGATAGCAAAGCAATCCTTCCCCTTCTTCGCGTGGAATATCATCAACTTCAGCACTATTATTAGGATCGCAAGGAATATCCCAAACAACTCGACCATTGGTTACAGTTTTGTTAATCGTGCCGTATAGAGCATAAACAAGATTCCCAATCAGAGAAGGAACTGATTCAGGAGAGATTTGAGGATATGGAACTTCTGGTGAGCAAATATTGCTATAAGTGGAGTTGTTGCAATTGCAGGACATATTTTTGTGATGTTATATTGTGAAATTAAAATGTCAATTATTTGTTACTTCGCGCCATTGACGCTCGAAATGATTATCAAATTAAACAACACAGGCGCAGCAGAATATGTTTCACCTACAAATGTTGGGATTGGAAATGTAATTGGCATATTTTATTGAAAATCTATATTTAGATTTACTTCATTTGGATTTACTGGCAGTTCTGAAAAATTAACTTCGTTAGCAGGAATAGCTATCGTTCCATCTGGAGGATTCCATTTGCTTGTGTCGCCATCCCAAACAACTGTATTAATCAACCATCCACCATCTTTGTCAAGTATTGCGTAATTATTCATTTTAGAAGTAGGTTGTAATAACTATTATTCCTTGCGCTCCATTTCCGCCAGAACCTGTAGTAAAATTTCCGCTTACTGATCCACCGCTACCGCCACCAGCACCATAAAGCCCTCCATTCCCTCCATTCCCTCCATTTCCAGTATTACTCGAAGCCCCTCCCCCTCCCCCAAATCCCCCTCTCGGCATTCCAACAGGATTGCTATATCCATTAGCTCCAGTTGTAGCAGCAAGTGCAGTTAAAGATGACCCAACACATATCCCTCCCGGAATAGATTGGCCTACAATTGTTTGATTTACATTCGCACCCCTTCCCCCAAAGCCGGGAGCAATGCCAGAAATAAAAGCTAGTGAATTACCGCAAGTTCCAGAATATCCCGTTGTAGATTGACCACCATAATACATTCCCCGTTGATTGTAATTTTGAGCTTCAGAACAAGCACTAGCCTGCAAAACTCCTCCATTACCGCCACTCGCAAATACTATTGAACCAACACTTGATGTTCCTCCATTTGCACCAAGATTTACACTTCCACTAGTTATTCCCGCTCCTCCTAAACCACCAGAACCTATTGTTATTGTTTCAGTATTCAAGAACAAATCAGCGGAAAGATTAATTTCACTTACTGCTCCACCAGTTCCACCCCAGTTGGCACTAATAGTTGTTGTGTCTGTAGTTTTGTTTCCAGCCGCACCACCCCCTCCACCACCTATACAAGTTACATGGACAACCTTAGCACCAGTTGGTTTTGTCCAAGTTCCAGATGTAAGAAATGTTTGGATGTCTACGCTCCCCGCCCCCAATCCAGTAGCTCCGATTGGTCCGGTCGCTCCAGTAGCTCCTTGTGTTCCAACTCCGGTTGCTCCAGTCGCCCCTAATCCAGTTGCTCCGGTTGCGCCAGTAGCTCCAATTGAAGCAGTATTTGCAATAGAATCCCAAGCATATCCATTCCATTGCCAAGTTTTCCCAGCAGCAGAATATGTTTCACCTACAAATGTTGGGATTGGAAATGTAATTGGCATATTTTATTGAAAATCTATATTTACATTTACTTCATTTGGATTTATTGGTAGTTCTGAAAAATTAACTTCGTTAGCAGGAATAGCTATCGTTCCATCTGGAGGATTCCATTTGCTTGTGTCACCATCCCAAACAACTGTATTAATCAACCATCCACCATCTTTGTCAAGTATTGCGTAATTATTCATATTAGAAGTAGGTTGTAATTATTGCCATTCCTGCTCCACCTCCACCACCTGCGCCACCTGCTGTAGTGCCATAACCTCCACCTCCACCACCTGCGGCAGGAACTCCACCTGCTCCACCTGCACCACCTGCGCCAGACAAGTTTCTACCACCACCACCACCACCTGATCCAAATCCACCAGCTATAATACTTTGACCATTACCTCCCGCGCCTCCGCCATCTGCGCCTCCTGAGCCTCCAGTAAGAGGCGTAACTGTTGAAGAGGAACCTGTAAACGCAGAAAAATTATTTGCTGCGCCTATACCGCCAATTGCAGATAGCCCATAGTTTAGGGTATTAGCGTTTGGTGCGCCGCCAGAAGTCGCAACTCCAGACCCAAATGGAATACCCCCGAATACAACAAAGCCACTAATTTGTCCAGCACCTCCTCCAGTTGCTTGATAATTGTTAAAAATTGTTGTTCCTCCACTTGAATCACTTACTCCTCCAGAGCCAATTGTGACTCCTATCGGCGAAGATGAAAGCAATAAAGCATCTATTGTTATATTTAAAAATCCTCCTCCTCCTCCTCCTCTATAAGAAGTACCAGTAACATTATCTCCACTTTTACCACCACCACCACCACCCCAAAGTTGGATGTTTACAGCTTTAGCCCCAGTTGGTTTTGTCCAACTTCCAGATGTAAGAAATTTTTGGATGTCTACACTTCCGCCACTAGCAGCAGGTCCAGTTGCGCCAACTGGTCCAGTAGCACCAGTTGCACCAGTTAATCCTACCCCTGTAGCACCAGTCGCTCCAACGCCAGTAGCTCCTATTGGTCCTGTGCTTCCTTGAATTCCAATTCCTGTTGCCCCAGTCGCGCCAGCATTTGAGGCATTTACTTCAACCCAAGTGTTATTATACCATTGATACTCAATAAGTGTATCAGTATCAACCCACCTTTGCCCTTCAAGTGGAGAAAGAGGAGGATTTGGTTTATTTTCAGAATAAATAGTATTTATTCCTGAACTACCTTGAACTCCACTTGAACCTGTAGCTCCAGTTAATCCTTGAATGCCTTGAATCCCAGTCGCGCCAGTTGCCCCTAATCCCGTTGCCCCCTGAATTCCTTGTGTTCCAGTTGCTCCGGTTACGCCAGCAACTCCGGTAGCTCCTGTAGCTCCTAATCCTGTAGCTCCTGTAGCTCCAGTAAGACCAGAAGTAACAATAGCAAAAATAAGTTGTTGGTTATTTGTAAATTGAGACACCCCACCAGAAGCAACAAGGGTTACAGGAATAGAGATATAACTGTTAACAACAACAGTAGGAGTAGATGAAATTTCCCAAGTCTGATAATTATTAGAATTTCCTTGATCTTGAATTACAAAATTATCACCAGTTTTAAATAATGGGAAGAATACATCAATATCGTTGCCAAGTGCATCTATATGGGAAAGCGTAATAGTTGTAGCAGAAACTTGAGTTAGATTATTCCATATAATTCTACCACTTGCAGGAAATCCAGATATATTAACATCATCTGCTTTGTAATTGTAAAAAGATGCAGATTGCCCCGGAAGTCCAGTTGCACCTTGAGGACCAGTTGCTCCTGTTGCTCCTGCGCCTGTAGCTCCTTCTGGTCCTGTTGACCCTTGAATCCCAGTTGCTCCTTGGGGTCCAGTCGCGCCTGTTGCCCCTGCGCCAGTAGCTCCCACAGGTCCAGTTGCGCCAGTTGCGCCTTGATCTGCTGGTGCTAGTGCAATATTCCAAAAATCAAATGCTCCAGTTCCTTCAAATTCATCAACATTTATAGTTACAGCAGTTGAGCTAATAGCTATAACAAAACCTTCAACCCAAAAATTAGATGCTCTGGTAGCCCTAACTCGACTTCCAAATGCCCAAGGAACATTTGCAGCAATGTAATTAAATGTTTTATTACCTGCGCCAATAATATTACTTGTATCACTAAATCTAGTATTTACTGAAGGTTCTCCAGTTATGCCAGTCGCACCTGTCGCGCCAATTCCTGTCGCGCCTGTTGATCCAACTAAACCAGTCGCCCCCGTTGCTCCATTAGCTCCTGTCGCGCCAATTCCCCCATCTCCTGACAAAGCTATATCCCATTCAGAAAAAGACCCAGAACCTTGAATTTTATCTACATAAATTTTTACACTTGTATTTGAAACTTCCAATACATTTCCCTCAACCCAATCGAATGGATATGCAGAATTTGCAACTGCACGAAGTCTTGAACCAACAACCCATCCTATAACAGCAGAAGTATAAGTAAATGTTTTATTTCCAGTCCAAATTCCATGCGTTGAAAAACTCTGCCTAGTAATTACTGGAGATACTCCACTTGAACCTGTTGCTCCAAATCCTGTTGCTCCAGTCGCTCCTTGGATTCCAGTTGCTCCAATTAATCCAGTCGCTCCTGTTGCCCCTAATCCAGTTGCACCTATTGGTCCCGTGCTTCCTTGAATTCCAGTTGCCCCTTCTAAACCAGTTGCCCCTGTTGCGCCAAATCCCGTTGCTCCTGTTGCCCCTAATCCTGTTGCTCCAGTTAATCCCGTTGCCCCAGAAGCACCAATCCCAGTTGCGCCAGTCGCTCCAAAGTATGCCCAATTGCAATTAGAACTTGATCCACATCCGCAAGAACAACCAGAACTACTACTAGGAATCCAATTATATTGCTTTGGCATACTATGCTTCGATCAGTAAATAGGGAATTGTTGTTTGAGAATAGCGGTCCATTTGCTCGTAAACTAGCGTCTGAAATGCGCTCCATTGGTTGGGCGGGAGTGTTTGGCAACCTAAAGAACTCGTAGAATTGTTGGACCCGCGATGGATGTTGATATGGTAGCCTGTCGAGATGCCTTTGCCATCGCGCATAACAGGCAATGCTTCGTCTTTTGTGGCTGGGCGAAGAGCAGGGTAGCCCGGGCCTTTAGAAATGCCGTGTTTGCCCTTCCTGTAGCGATAAAGACCGGGCAGCAAGACTGCCACACCTTCGCGATAATAAGAAGGATCGGTATTCGCATTAAAAGACACATAGGCAGAAGGCGAAATTACAAAAATCGCATCATCGTAGATGCCTCGATCATTTTTGCCAACTACACCCATCGTGTCTTTAAAATATCCACGAACCCCTAACAAAGCGAGTTGATCGGTAACACCCGCTTTCCGCAGGTATTTTTCCGAAAACTCTCGCTTTTGTTGGGGACGGGATTGGGGAATCATTTTCCTTTGCGAAGCACATTAATTA